TAACGTCCGTGGAAGACAATTGTAGAGGTCGAGGCGTCTCATGACAAATGAACACCTTGGACTTTGATTGGATGACCACCGCCAGGTTCAACCCTGGAGCAATCCTCCAAGAAACCACCACTCACGAAAGCAATGGAATCCCGGAAGATCCGTCTTCCCAACGCAGCAGTTTCACTGCTGTGGGGCCCGAAGCCCTCGCCAGCTACCGAATGAACGGCCGCCAACTGTGTACCGAGGTCGGTGTAATCCGTAGATTGTGCCACCACGATACTGGAGACAAGGTCCGGAGGAGGGACATGACTGAAACGGCCAAGAGGAGGACTAACCTCAACTCGACAACAAGGGCAAGGCGTCTTTTCGTGTACAAACCAAGCCCCTGAACACACTCGACAAAACGCATGACCACAAGTGGTCACACGAGTCACCGAGGCTTCGTAACAGACAGGACACTCCCCCAGACCCATATTCACCCCGACCTCCGTGCGCGATTCAGTAACCGGATAAACCGGACTGACTGGTTGCCACACTCGAATCCGATTACGCCTCCACCAATACTCCACCGGACGCCTCACCTTAGGGGTGAGGTAGCGCCGAGCATTAGCCGGAGACAACCCCAGCAAGGCAGCCAAGCACCTTAGCGGCCTCCTGCAGTGGCCAAGGAACGGACCAGAACCCGTCCGAACAACCTCAGCCTTGTAATCGAATTTGTCCAACCCCCCAACCCTTTTGGGGTCCGACCAGGCACAAGCTATAAACTCAGGCCCGATCAACCGGAGGTTCTCACGCATCTTCTTTGTCAGCTTGTCCACCTCAAGTAGCTCCCAACCCTCAGGGACCTTATCCTGCTCCAAATGCCCTTTCGAAACAGGAAGAGGCCTTTCGGACTCCATGGAGAGGTAGTGCGCCTCTCGATCCCAGAGGTGGCTATGAATAAGCTCATGACGGTAGACAGGAAGACCTAGTCCACGGGAAATAGACCTGTCCGAAGACAGGATATACTTAGCATTCCATTTCAAGAACTCAATCCGAAGCAATGATCGCCTGGACCCAAAAAATCCAGGGCAAAACGAGCTGTACCTCCCCCGCAGAGTTTCCACACCACCGCAATCGGTCCGAAGGCCGAAAGCAGCAGAACGGATACAGGGTACTATATCAACCCTTCGATCGAAAGCCTTGAAGAGAGTGCTATTCAATGAAAAGTAACGACGATCAACCATCGTCTTCCCGGGTGAAAGGACTAGACCGGATCGGCCAACCCCCTCCCTCCAACGCTCGTACTCCGCGGGGGTGCCACGAAAAACGATATCGTCCCCGTTGATGCGGACGGGTCCACTCGACCTCGAAAAATACCGAAATGCAAGGTAATTAACGAGGCAGAGGAGGGGGAAGCTGACCAAGTTTCCCATCAATTGACCACGTTCCTGATAAACAACCGGTCCGTCATCCTCCCATTGCATGGGAGTCCGGAGCAATTGTCTACCAAGGTCTGCAATCCCTCTCGGGATCTGAGTCGCCTGGTTAATGATCAAGTCCAACAACTCACGTTGGACCCAACCATTAAGATTGTCAGTAGCAGATTCATAGTCGCCACTGACAAAAACTTGACCTGGTTGAGGCACAAACTCAGCAAACCTTCGCGGCTTAGCGTCCCCACGCAAAAGCCACTTGAAACGTGAAATGTGGTTATAGATAGCGGTATGTAGAGGCCTAGCTAAATTACAATTAACGTCACCAACGCTAATTGTCCTCCACTTACCCCCCGTCTCGACAGACCGAAGCCTGGACGGACAAATATCGATGGGAGACTCTCTCGTGAGAGCCTCCAAGACAAACGTCTGGTGCCTTGTCCACCCCGACACAGCGTTCGCCCTTTGAATGGCACGGCTCAACTCCTCAGGAGAAGCGTTGAACTCGGACGGTAAGTCCGAGTAAGAGACGCCATTCAACAGATATTCAGCTCTAGAACCACCCTCGGAAAGACCTCGCGTCCGACACGATTTAATAGGCAATGTAGCCGAAAGACAAGCATTCGGATACAAAGTTAAATCCCAGCCGGGAGGAAACAGCTTAGGAACTGTCTTTCTTATATATCGGAGAAAACCCTCATCGGGTTTGGGGGACGGCTCCGACATTTTTCGAGCATAAGAAGCGAGATCAGGCCGAGGCGACGGCAAAACTTTCCGGAAAAGAAATAGTGACATGAAGACAGACCGACGACTATCCAAAGATAACCGAGCCCGCCCCATGAACTCATGCCACGGATGAAGACTAGGAGTCTGAAGTCCCAGTTCACAAAAGGACTTCAGCCAACTCAAGCGATCCTGAGCCGTTCGACCAGAAGGTGTAGGCACTGGAAAGGAAACCCCGAAGGGCTTCCCAACCGTCCGACAAAACACCTGCCAACGTCGCAGCACAGGGCAACCAGCCAGCAACAACGCATCGCGTTTCACGTTGCTGGACCTTGGAGCGGACATCCCACGAGAGATGTACGAGATGCAAA